TTTTGATCGGCCTGAGCAAATACGCCTTCAATAGCATATTTCTTTTCGCCTTTTTCGTTTGCTTCAACAATAACTTCAAGATTGTTTTCTACGTATTCTGCTATTAACTTCATATCTTACCCGTCCGGATTAGTTATTTTACAAAACTTTACAGCAGCATTTGATGCATATACTACATCACCTGGAAGTTTTCTTATTAAGTGAATTTCATTAGGTGGTAATGTCATATAAACAGATTGACCTAATGCTGTTGCTGAATCTGCAACACCTACAGTGTATGCTGTTGTTGTATTAGTATTTACTGCTCTTACGTTAGTAGCAAGTGATACATTTACTCCAGTACCAGCAGAGTCACCGCTTGCAATTTCGCTTGTTAGTGGTTTGTATATGTTTGCCATTTACATCTCCGCTTGTTTTATAAAGGCTCTAGCCATTTTTTCTGCCTGAGCCTGGGTTAAATACTTATCTAACATGTCGCCGTCTATATGAGCATGAAACTTATTATCTGAACCCTTTCGTATTTCTACGTTATGAGTTCCGACTTTAACTTTCTTAACCAGTCTTCCGTGAGACTGACTACCCATTCTTCTAATTTCTGCGAATGTTTTCATATTAGTTATATTTATAATATCTTTGTCTTTAACTCTGATATTATCTCACTTATATTACCATACTGGTGATGATTGATATAATTTGTAATTGACTTAAAGCCTTTAAAACTCTCCCACTCTTTTCTTCCCAGTATAATGCAGTTAGTTCCATATTTTTCAAATTTTCTTAATATATTATATACTTTTTCATAATCTACAATAAAATTTTCTTCTGCTGTAGTGTGATAAAAAAATCTAAAAAATATCAACCAATCGTATTTCTTACCTTTATTAATTACAAAATTGTCTTTATTTGCTGACGTCATAGTATAATCTATGGTAGTGCCAAAGTATTCTCTTATTACTCTAAATGCACGAACGCCGTCAGTTATATTTGTATTGTCTAAGTATTCTGCTGTATGTATTGGATAATTGAAATGTTTACAAACGTATTCTAAGTATCCTCCTCCAGTCCCTATATTCAGTACACTTTCGGAGTTTATATTTAAAGCTTTTAAAGTATCATGTGTTACTAAAGCTTGTGCTAAGTGTGATCTATGTGTATTTGTAACTAAATATTGTATTTGTGAGTTCCAAGGTCTAAATCTTAATAGACCTGGATTACTTATTATATAGAGAAGATATTGTTCAGATAAGTCTTCTAAATTATTTAGAATCTTCGTCGGAAGTCTCTTCAGGTTCTTCATCATCTCCTGACGTATCTTCTTCTGTTCCGGTGTCATTATCATCTAGCTCTTCATCATCTAAATCAAATTCTTCGACTTCATCTACTTCAGCTTCAACTTCATCTGCAGCTGCCTCTGCTTCTGCATCTTCAAGATCGTCATTACTTACTTCACCAGCAACTAATTCTTCGTCTGGTTCAACTCCTACTTGAGGATCAAATATTTGACCAGCAATTTTAGTTCTAGCTTGATCTAATACATCTTGAAGTTTACTGTTTAACGCTCCATTAAACGCATCATTTGCTTTGTTAAAGTCTTTGTTTGCAATATTATCTATCATTTTAGCTAATGCTTCATTACTCATTATAATTCTCCTGGACCTTCGTCCTCATCATCTGTTGCAGTACCTATTTCCTGCTTTATTCTTTCAATTTCGTCGTCGTCTAACATAAGAATATTTTTCCATACCCACTGTTTAGAGTAGTATTCACCCACATATTGCTGAACTTGATCCATAGTTTGAAGTCTTTCCCTCATAATATCCATGTTCTTAAGTTCTACAAAGTGGTTATCCCTTTGATAGTCAACGATAATGTCGTTATACCAAGAATCCCAATCTTCTTCTGTAATAACACCTTTTAATAAAAGCTGCTTCTTAAGAATCTCTAAGAATAACATAGAAAATCTCTTACGTAGTCGATCAATGAATTTTTGGAATTTAATTTCGTCTCGTGTAATTTCTGTTGTTCTACCAAGTGAGAATTGAGCTTCTTGCTCTAATCTTTGCAGTGGAACATTCAGAGATCTATATAATTTTTTCTGGAAGTATATGATATCTTCAATGTTTCCAAGGTTCTCACCACCAGGCAGTGTAGAAACTTCTGTACCTCTACCACCTTCTCTTCGTGGCATCCAGAAGTCTTCCAACATTGACATGTGTTTTCTGTCGTCTTTTAGTTCACCAGTACCAGCATCATAAACTAGTTTATTTCTATACCTAGCCATGATGTCTTTCATATATTGTTCTGCCTTACCTCGTGGTAAGTTACCAACATCTACATAAAAGATTCTTCGTTCTGGTGCTCTTGCTAATCTGTATATAACAAGAGAATCTTCCATCATTCTTAACTGATTGATTGGTTTCAATGCTTTGTGAAGGAATGAAATAACTCTCTTCTTATTTTCATCCATTAGACCAGAAGTTACATAACTTACAGAGTCTAACGATAATCTAATACCGCTGTTTTGTTGTCCTGGTTTTTCTTGGAAGATATAAAACTCTGAAACTTTCTTAACAATTTCAGCTCCCGTTTTAGGATCTTTATCTTTCTTAACTTGTTTTACTTTACGTATTTTAGTTGAATCGATAACACGAATGTCTTGAATACCCTTCTTAGGTTGTGCTTCATCGACTACTAAGTGGTGGAATATTCTACCATCTACGTACCAGTTTCTAAATATATCGTGAGCGTTATCACTAAAATGAATCATATTCACGATATTTTCAAATTCTTCTCGCATCTTTTGTTTGATGCTATCAGGTGCCTTAACATTGTCAAGTATAAGATCAATTATTGATTTATTATCACCTGTAGTAATTGCTTCATTAACAATATCTTCAATAGCAGCATCTACTTCTGGGTGCATAGATACACCGCGATATTTCTTAATGAGTTGGACATTATCTTTTGCATCGCCTTCTTTATCAAAGTCGATATATTGTCCGTAGTGTGCCCCAGCAGCTGTTACATAACCTGAACCATCCTGGTCTTGAGGAGGTACAATAGATTGCAACTTTTCTTTATTTGTGCTTACTTTGGCTCCAGCTCTTCTGAGCTCAAAACCAAACATTTTTATTAAAGCATTATCATCTGCCATTTAATTTCCTCAGTTTTGGGGAGCCTCTTTATTGAAGCTCCCCATTATTACTTATACTGAAAATAAGTTCCTAAAATATTCAAATAATTTAGGTTGTTGTGTTTGACTCCCAGTATTGATACTGCCATGTGCAATCAAATACTTCAATTGCATCGTTATTCTCATAAGCCAAATCAATTTGACCGATTTGCTCTGGGAATGCACCACGGAAGTTATAAGTTTTTAGAACGGTTTCGTCTCGATCTAATTGTTCAACAATAAGATCAGCCTGATAGTCAGTTGGGTTTACAAGACCAACATTTGAACTATGAGCATTGATCGCATTTGACCATCTTTCTATAGCGTTACGTACATTGAAGTCAGTATCGTTATATACCTGAGTTACCCAAGGTTGAAAAGTACGTACACCCGCAACTTTAAGTTCCCTTCCTCTAAATGGTACAGGAATTGTACTCATTAAAGATTCGGGTAAAGTTGCAGCTCGTACTAAAAACGAGGTTAACTCTACATCACCTTCAGCAAAAGCTGGGTAATTGATGGTTACTTTGAACAGATTAGGACGAGCACCACCGCCTTTTATTTTAGCTTTAAAATCATCTACGCCTAAAATAGCCATGTTATTCTCCTATTAAACTGTTCCTGCTACTTCTTCAAAGTCAACACCTGATCTGACAGCTACAAAATTTAGAGTAATGTAGTTGACTGAACGTGCTGGCTTAATGAATATTGAAGCAACAAATTCGTTACGATCCACAACAGCAGCTGTGTTGTTAGTTGCATCACATACGACTCTGAAGTCTGTGATACCTCTCCTTCCTTTGATTTCTCTTAGGAATGGCTCAACAATATTCACGAACTCTGCTCGAGTAAACTCATCGTTAAACTCAAACATAACGTTTCGTGCAGCTTGGCTGATTGCCCTTTCAACTGCAAGGAATAATCTTCTTACATTGATTCTATCGAATGCAGAAGGTCTTGCAAGTTTAGTCTTATCACCAAATAGTAATACACCTTGTCCAGGAATATTTGCTATCGGGTTGACGCCCGCTTTGTATAGGGTGTCTCTTTGTGATTTATTTGGACTATATGCTAGAGCAGTTACACCTAGTAGATTACCTCTTCTCTGACCTGCAGGTGAGAACCATGGAGCAGCATTTAAGTCTGCAGCGGCCATAAGACCAGCAACAGATGATGCAGCAGGTACAAAGATATACTTATCGTTATATTTGTCATATACTTTTAAGTATTGGTTATCTACAACTAGATATGATGAATTTGTAAATGTATCAGCTGTTGTAACAGCATTAGTTACTGCAGTAGCTGCAGCCACATTTACGACATCATTTCTAGCAGGAGATGCAACAACAACACAGTCTTTCCGTGTTGAGCTAGCTATAGTTACAAGATCATTTACAACTGTTGTTTGATCAGCTCTAGCAGACATGCCAGGAGCAATCAAAAAGTCAACAGTAATATTTTCAACATCTTCAACCAAATCAAATCCAGTAGCAACTTCAGAAGTTGTAAGTGTGCCTGAAGCAGCTCCACCTGCTAATGAGGTAGATTTAGTAGCAGCTGTCTTAATTTGAGCAGCTGTTCTGCTTTGTGCAACTCTGAAGTCAACACCAGAAGATGCATTTGTGCCAGCATTTCCAGTGGTTAAATCACTGTCAAAACCAGCAAGATAGATGTATCCTGATCTGTTATTAATTACGTCTTTTACGTAGTTAGAAGTTCCATCGTCAGCTTTTGCATTTAATGCTAATGAAACATATGGGAAAGTTTCAAGTACTGTTCCAGCAGTACCAGAAATATCACCATCTTCATCGACAATAGCAACGTGAATTTCGTCATTAGTTGCTGATAGTCCTGAAGCAAAAGTTGATGTTCCTGGTGGTCCATCAAATGATGATTTATATGTCCATGTATTAAATACACCGTCTGAGTCAGAAGCAGATAATGATGCAATCTTAAGTGAGTTACCTAAGGTTCCAGCATATCTTGCAATGTAAGTCTGATTAGAATCACCAACACTTAATGTGTCAAAATGATCTTTATCTCTTACTTGGACTGCTACTCCTGATGAATCGGATGCATTTAATGCAGCTGCGGTGGCTTCTCTTACTACATATAAACTATTTGAATATCTTAGAAAATTCGCAGCAGCGAAATAATCTACGTTATTTGTAGTTGTTGGAGACCCAAATGCTTCAACCAAACCAGCTTCGTTGGCCACTAAGGTTGCGTTACGTATTGGACCCCAACTAAAATCCCCAACAAAAGCACCAGTTGAAGTTACGACATTAGGTACTACACCTGTAAGGTCGATTTCTTTAACGGTAATTGCAGGAGATGCTGATGGAGTAAAAAGTGCCATAATCGTCTCTCTCTAAAAGTTAATAATAAGTTTCTTCATAATAAGGTTTTCTTCTCAATACTTTTATTTATAATATACAATATTTATAGGTTTGTGTCCCAAATTGCCCAGTCTTCTCTCTCAATATCTACTTGAGGTTCTTCATCTAAACCATCATCTACAAACCCAAATGGCACTAAATCTTCTTCTATTTCTTGAGCTTCTTGCTCAAATAATAATTGTTTTAAATTAATTGCAGTAACTTCTTCAAAATAACTAGATGAAGCAAAGTATGCAAATAATACTAATCCCATAGCTAAGTCATCGTGAGTTCCATCGACTGCTCTATATGATTGGCCGTATTGTACAAATGTTGACATTTCATTAATTGTATCTTGGTCAACAAGTGTTAGTCTGTTTTGTTCTAATATATCTTTTATAGCTGTACATCCTAGTCTCTTAACTTTCCTAGACATTTCTATACCTAATTGTCCAGCTTTTACAGTTGATTGAACATGCATATTATCATATTCAAAATCATAATAGAGTCCATTACATACTATCATTCCCTGATCGTTTGATTCTATTACGACATAAGCGTTGTTATAAGAAACAGCGTACTTATATATAATATCTGGAAAGAGCATAGGAGAGATATTGTTGTTGCGATATACTGCTACTTGACGCCATGGCGCTGTAGATATGTCAATCACGTTAAACGTGCTATAATCCTGTCCTCTTCCCTTTGAAACATCGACAGACATAATGTACTGATGTTTTTCCTTTGCCTCTTCATATAGTTTCAAGAGGCCATCTTCTCTTAACTCTGCTGGTGGCTGAGCTCTTAATTTTATTAGTGTGTCTGGATTAATCAGTGTATGAGCTGTACCAAAGAATGTATTTCCAAACTCTTGGTCAAACTGTAATTGAGACGTATTTGCAATTGTCTGTACTTTCCATTTATCGTCTCTTCCTGGTACATCCCACCAATCAACTCTAAAGGGTATAAACTCATTAATTCTTTGCTGTGAGCCTTCCCATATTTTATGAAACATATTACCCAAACCATTTGCAGTAGAGGTAATAATAACCTTAGTGTCTTTACCTGATGATACTACAGGATATGTAGATGTATAAAACTCTGCAGCTTTTTCAACAAATGCAAACTCATCGAGATATAGTAAGCTAACTGAGTAACCCCTAATAGAACTTGTTGATGTAGACGATGCTATAATTCTAGAATTATTACTAAACTCAATAGAACCTTTATTTAGTGTCTTACAACCTGGCTGTAAAAAGAATGGTATATTCTCCAACATAAGAGTAATACGACCAAGCATTTCTCTAGCCGTTGCTCCTTTGTTAGCTAAGATTGCAATTGTTTTTTCGGGATTAAAGAGTGCGTACCAGAGTAAGTATGCACAAGCAGAAATTGATTTACCAGACTGACGACATGCTAATACAATATTAAATCGATTATCGTTAAACTGATTAAACATGTTCTTTTGATAATCATATAACTCAAATGGAACTAAGCCTTCGTCTAACTGAATAATCTTTACATATTTTTCAGTAAAGTAAACAGGGTTATCCATGCACTTCTTATATTCAAGTACTTGGTCTCGTGTCCAATCTTGAGTAACACCGTCACGCTTGACATTAATGTTACCTAGATATGTTTCAGTCTTCTGTGGTTGGAGTGACATCTATTTCTTTCTCTTGTTTTAAAAACTTTTGTAGTTCTGATGTAGAGCCAAGAAAGATGTTATTCTGAGTCATTCTTTTGATTTCTTCTTGTTGAGGTTTGGATAACTCTTTGTCCTTTTTATTTAAGTCCATGAGTTTATCATTGATTTCAGATATTTGCTTCATCATATTTGATAAAACTTCAAAAGCACGAGGATGTTCGGATTCCCTAGCAACCTCTATCATCACATCAAGACTTTCTTTTCCTCGTTCTAATAACTCGTAATAAGTCTTTCTTGAATAATTATAGTCATCATCTAAATTTTTTTCACGTTGTTTATCTTTCAACGATACAATTTTCTTATCTGTCATAATTAAGCACTATCTACAGCAAGTGTAATAGTCTCCGTAAATCCATAATCACTATCAGCATTTACTAATAGAGCATCCGGTACTACTGTTAATGTCTCTAATAGTTGATCTGAGTCAACACCAGGTGTGTTTGCGCTTGGTGCAATATTATATATCTTGTTTGTAGTCTTACGAATAATCTTACCACCACTGCCGTAATTACCATGAAAATTGATTTTCATCTCAAAATCCAAGGTGTATATAATTGTTCTTCTTGATTCTACTGTTCCTTCGTAATCATCTAAAAATGATACGCCATTTAATACTAATGGAACATCTTCTAAGTAATCTGCAAAGTCGCTAAATGGTTTTACAGTTAAAGTATATTGAGGATTAAAATAAGGAAGTATTTGCTCAACGATTTGTAATCCATCATCCTGTGTTTTAGCGTAAGCATTTAATTGAAATTGTATATTATAAGGAACTCCAGCATAAATTTTATATCTGTTTACTACACTATCGGCTACAGCCCTAGATAAACTTTGTGTTTTAGATAATTGTCTTGATGGATCATATGTCATTGAAATAATTTCAAACGATAATCTAGGTAATTTAACTGCAACTTGTCTTTCATATTGCTCACCTCGATCCATTTGGTTTATTCTTTCAATAACTTTAGATCTATTAGCATAAGCTAATGGAACTTTAACCTGGCTTACAACATCACCACTAGAGTTTTTTCTTAACACATATATGTTGTTAAACAATGAGCCAAACATAGCTACTGCTTTTCTTACTCTTTGATGATAAAAATGACTAAACATTACTCAGGATCTCCAAATGGATTACCTTCACTAAAGTCTATAAATCCATCTTCAAATGCATCGAACTCATCTGCCTGAGTTGATTGCATAATGTTTTGTTGTTCTGTTACAGCAGTAACTCTTGCTATAGCCGTAGATGTTTGTCCTACAACCTGCAATCCAGTTGTTGGTAAATGGAATTTACCATCGTTTGCACCAACATGAACTAAGTGAAGTGTTAAGTCTGAGTCTGTAAATGGCCGTGATACCTCACCCTGTATAATTGTACCATCAGATAATGTTTGATGTACAATCTCTCCATTTTGGAATATAAGTGAGCTAGATCCAACATTACCATCTGAGTCAACAGTAAGTAAATATTTGTAAGCAAACTGATCTTCCATTTCTCGTAATCTTTCAGTTTCACCGATCTGAACATCAAAGTCTTCATCATTGTATTCAAATAGATCGCATTGCATTCTAAATACAGGAAGATTTCTTAATTGATAGAATGGACTCTCATCTTCTACTTTACTAATTTTAAATATAGAACCAGATAGAGGAAGATAAATTAAATCTCCTTCTTTAGGCCTATAATATTCTATGATACTATCTGGATCAAATTTATTGGTTAATCTGTTACCAATCTGGTTTTTAAATCTTCTACGTGAGCAAATAAACGTTGCTTGATCTCGTATTTCTACACCAAACTTTGTAAATAAATCTCCATCTCCATCAAATCCTTCAACATTTTCTATGTACATTTCTAAACGATAAGCACTACCATAACGAGATGGAATATCGTCTTTGAATATAGAGTCTTGATTTACAATTTCTCTAGGAAGATAATAAATGTCTTGACCATAAGTTTTCAAAGACTCGATAACAATATCTTCGTATAGATTTTGCTCAGACCTTCGGCCTTGTTGAAAATATGGATTTTGCATTTATTATCCTACGAAAAAGTCTGGTGGAAGTTCGTGCTCTAATCTAATTACTTCTCTGAGCCTCTCAAGGTCTGCAGTAGCATCGTCATACAGCTGACGTCCGTTTAGCTGAACGCCACCAGGTAATGTCATTCCTTCAAATTTAATTAAGTTTTGACCCCACTGCTGTTTAATCAAAGCAGTAGTATAATCTTTCAACCAACGATCATTCCAGATACTACTATTACTATCTTCACTTATAATTTGATAAACTTCTGCGACGATATAATCACCAGCCTTTATATCTTCGTCTTTGAAATCACCAAATATGTAGAGTCTATTTTCTCTTCTTGAAAATTGCACTTGAGGAGTACCATTTAATTTCATATCAAGCAATGACAGATATTGTTGCATCTGCTCGTAATACGCTAAATCACCAGCATAGTTCTGGAGATCAGCAATATCATTTAACATCATCTGATATTTAATATCAAAGAAGTTGAATGAAGTATTAAATGTGCTTGATATTGGAAATAGCTTAGAAACAAATATAATTTCACTTGATAATGTGATATATTCGTTTGCTACATCGGCTGCGGTTATTAGATGCTTAAGATAAATCTTTTTAGTGGCGTCACTGTGATAGTCTCTATAATATATTAATGCATCGTCGACTTTATCTTGCAACTGATCTTCATCGACATTGATCTCAATTACAGGTTCACCCAGCCTTCTTAAGCTATAATCTATTAGTTGTTGTCTAGTTGCTGGTGTTGCCATGTTTAGTCCTCATGTTATATCTTTATTTATAACAAAAATGGATTAAACTTCGTGCGTTCCATTGAACATTGGGTGATTAAATTCATCTTTACCTGGTGATGACCAAACATGAAGTGGTAAAACAACTAATGACTTTTCATGTGTAATAAAGTGATGAGGTACCATTTTATCTAATATAAGTGTATCACCTTCTTCTAAAGGCATGCTATGATTCTTTACTTTTGTTCCATAGATACATTCACCATAACCTTGATACACATAAACTATTCTAGCCGTTGAGTGTATATGGTGAGCTTGCTCTGATGAGTGAGGTGGCATGTGTAACATTTGAAATGTAGGATCACCAACTCTTATAGGTGGTAATAACTGAGTTGTAGCACATCCATCAATATAGGGTAAAGTTGCCCAGTGATTTATTTGACAACTTCTATCAAATGGAGTATAACCTTTTATAATAACTCCACATTGATCTATTGTGATATTTTTATTAACTGCAGTTTTTACTGTATCACCTTCAACATACCATAATGATTCATCTGAACCAACAGGTACTGTATGTTTACCAATGAATACTTTATAAGAATACAAATCATTTGTATCACTTACAACAGTTGTCATTTCATCTTTTGAATATTTTACTATGTTCATATGTATTTTACCTGGCATAACGAGCCAATTTTTCTTTTATTCATGGCCCATGTTTGATCTCCGCCTTTACCCATTATATATTCTCGCATTGGCTGTTTATATACATACTGAGACTGATAGCTTGCATTTTTTTCAAAATTTTGCATAGACCACAATTGAAATTCTTTTGTGTTAAAGAAGTGATCACAATTACCAAATAATGGAGATAGTCTCCAAAGTGAACCCATTCTTAATAATACATTTTGGTATTTACATGTAAAATTAACTGCCCATGTCCATTCACCAAAACTTATTCGGTGCTCAGGTTTATTTAGGAAGTTTTTAATTGTTGGTTCTAGCTCATTAGCAATATTCTCAGGAACTCTTTTTCTATAAAAGTCTTGTCGCGTTTTAAACGAATGAACATATGATATAGCACTTCCAAACAATTGGTCTCCAATCTCTCCTGTAATTACGATAGGCTTATCTTGAGAGTTTAACCATTCTCTATAGTTAAATTCACATGGATGCGTCCAATCTGGGATCCCCATTTTACGAGAACCAAGAGCTCCAGTATGAACATATTTGTGTACTACGTTTCTTTTAAATTTTCCACTTAATATTTCTGCAGCTAATAATGGATGCTCAGCAATTGCGTGATGGTTTATATGCATAATTAACTTACAGTCAGCTTTAACAAGTGCATAAAAAGCAGTAGTACTATCTAAACCACCTGACCACATAAGTACCATAGGTCTATCTTTATATTTTTCTTTAAGTTGCTCTGCTCTTTCGTCAACTAATTGACTAAACGTTTTTGCAACTTGGCCTTCAGGTATTTCTTCAACTATTTTATATTCAGCACCTTGTTTAAATACTTTAGTTCTATCGACAATAAAAATACCAAAGAAATCGTATATTTCTTCTTCAATTTTTCTAATAGGATTAATTAACTGTTCATGATGCTGAACGTCATAATCTTTTATGAAATCTATATATTCTTGACCTTTTTCAAATGGAAGCATAATGTAATATTATATATTAGTTCAATAAAGTACCCGCTGCGTTATAAACGTTAATTCGATAATATGTACCTTGTTGACCATCAAGTGTATCAGCATCTACATTAAGAGCATCAACAAATGTTTTATCAACATCTGCGGTGATAATATTACTTATGTCAGCACTATCAACGGTAAATAATCCAGTTGTATTATTGTAACCTAATATTTTACCATCAGCAGTAAACAATCCTTTAATTTGTGCTGCAGATCGATCTGAGTCTGTATAACTAAATTCACCTGTACCACTATTATAGGTTATGTCTCCAGCACCACTAAATATTCCTCTAACATTTGCAGAGTCAAGATTAAATTCACCAGTAGATGAGTTATAAGCTAATCCTTTATTACCAGTTAATTGGGCTCTAACTGATGGTGTAAACGCATTAGAGTCTAATTCAAATAGACCACTTGTGACTTTTAATCCACCTGATGCTGTTAAGTGTGCTCTAACTTCAGATGCACTTGGACCAGTATAAGTAATTACTCCATTACTATAACTTAAAGAACCATCGCCTCCGTTATCTGTAACACTAAACATTCCTTTAATGTTAGCAGAATCAACATCCATTACGCCTGTGCTTGAGTTATATGTTAACCCTTTATCACCAGATATTTGTGCTCTTACTGATGGTGTGAATGCATTAGAATCTAATTCAAATAAACCACTTGTGACTTTTAATCCGCTAGAAGCAGTAAATAAACCCTTGATTTGTGAAGCAGATCTGTCTGAGTCAGTATAACTGAATTGTCCAGTAGCTGAGTCATAAGCTAAATCTCCACCAACTGAGAACATTCCCCTAACTTGACCAGATATATCTGAGTCAGTATAACTGAATTGTCCAGTTGTAGAGTTATAAGATAAGTTTCCGCCTGCACTAAATAATCCAAGTATCTGAGCTCTTGATCTATCAGAATCTGTATAGCTAAAGTTACCAGTTGAGTTGTTATAACTCAATGAGCCAGATGCACTGAATAATCCTAATACCTGAGCTCTACTTCTATCTGAGTCAGAATATGATAATTCACCTGTTGAACTATCGTACGAAAGTGAAGTACCACCAACTTTTAGAGCATTTCTTGCTCTTGCATCAGTATAATAAAGATTACTACCTTCTGCTAAGTTTGTAGTTGTGTGGTTTGAAATATCAGATACTTGACCTGTAACATTACCTGTTAGATTACCTTCATAGGTTGCAGCTTTAATAGCACCGTATGTTCCATTTGCAGGATTGATAATAACACCTGGTTCTGAATCATAAGCATTTAAGAATGTCCATTTATTTGTAGATACATCGAAGTACATACCAACGTGTGTATAGTTACCTCCAGCATTTCTATTTGAGAATAGACCTGTATCAACATTAGTCGCAGTAGCTGTACCTGTCCATTTATCATTTAATGTGTGACCAGTAGTTGCACCAAAGTCAATACTGATATTATATGCACTGTCAAGCATTTGTGCAGTACCATCAATTGCAACACCTGTAGCAACTGCTCCTACTGCTGAATCAAAGCCCCATTCAAATGTATCTGGTGTTCCTGTTGCATCAATCTTTACATAGAATGATTTAGTTGCTGAGTCACCAGAATAGTGGCCTGCAAAGAATGCATCGTCTAGACCTGTACCAACAAATGTGGTGCCAGCTTCTCCGATTGTATTACCAGCATTTAAGTACTGTATCGAACCACCGATATTGATATTTTGGGTTGATGTAATTGTTTGTGTTCCTACAACTGTTAAGTTACCATCGATCCTTAAGTTATTACCGATATGAGCATCTGTTCTTACACGGAAGCTATTAACAGAGTGGTTTTGTTGGTTAATTGAGATAACACCATTTGATGCATCTGATTTAACAACCCAACCAATACACATTGGATAGTTTGGATAGGTAGGTGAAGCATTTTGTAATAGCCCTGGAGCTAATCCAACAAATACGTTTTGTCCTGCAGTTAATCCTGAGGTATCAAACCCTTCTACAAGACCTGATCTTATCATATAACCATAAGTACCGTCTGCAATTATACTTGCAGATAGACCTTGTGCGTTATAAGCATTTACATCTGTTGCATCTGCTAATCCAACAGTAGGTACGGGTACAATACCACCACCTGGATTATAATTACCACTAAAGTATAGAGGTTTACCTGCTGCAATATCTGCACCAGTATTGTTATAAACTCTTTGATGTTCTTCGATGCCTATCTCAAAAACAACATCGCTGTCATCACCATAATAGTTAAGTGTTTTGTGGATATTATCGTACCAAACTAAACCTTCTGAGTAAGCAGGATGACCTACAGTAGTTGATAATTTAACTCCGTCAACAAATGCACTGTCTGCTGTCATTCTGCCATTAATTGAAGCACCAATATTTGTTGCTCTAACTCTTACAGAATCGTATGCAAACAATCTAACTTCATTAGCAGAGCTAGTAATTGTTATTCTGCCATCATGATTTAAGTTAACAACGTCTGAAGAGTGTCCTAAGCTAGCTACTACAGATCCAGTAGAATCTGCAAAGTTAATTAATTTAGTATCAGGTATTGTTATTCCTTCATGATATACGTCATTTGCATTTGTTTTAGCAAGATCTGAATCAACCAAAGATGTGCTAAATGCACCAGTTGTACTATTATAACTTAATACTGTAGTATCACCAGATGTAGTAAATAAATTTTTAATTTGCTGTGCACTTCGATCTGAATCAGTATAACTGAAAATACCAGTAGAATTATCATATGATAAGCTTCCAGAAGCTGAGAATAATCCTAATAATTGTGATCGCGATCTATCTGAGTCTGTAAATTGACCAGTAGAACTATCATATGATAATCCTCCGCCAGTAGCAGAGAACATTCCTTTTATAATGTTAGCTGTTCTATCTGAATCTGTATAACTAAATTCACCAGTAGAACTATTATAACTTAAGTCACCAGCTGCAGAGAATAAACCTTTAATCTGCGCAGCTGATCTAGCAGAATCAGTATAACTAAACTGTCCAGTAGACGAATCGTATGATAAGTCTCCAGATACACTAAAGATATTTCTTATATCTGCACTGTCGACACTGAATAAACCAGTTGTACTATTATATCCAAGTATCTTACCATCAGCAGTCAATAAGCCTTTAATTTGTGCTGCAGATCGATCTGAGTCTGTATAGCTGAATTGTCCGGTTGATGAATCGTATGATAAGCTACCAGATGCACTGAATAATCCTTTAATAGAAGAAGCTGAACGATCTGAGTCGGTATAACTAAATTGTCCAGTTGCACTATCGTATGATAAGCTACCAGATGCACTAAAGATGTTTCTTATGTCTGAGCTATCAGCACTAATAACACCAGTCGAGCTGTTATAACCTAATATTTTACCATCAGCAGATATTAAGCCTTTTATTTGAGTAGCTGATCTGTCTGAATCTGAGAATTGGCCAGAAGCTGAATCATAAGTTAATCCACCACTTCCTGATACACTAAAAATATTTTTGACTCGTGCACTGTCAACACTAATTAATCCATTTATTGGATTATAGTTAGCTACTCCGTCAGCTGAGAACAAAGCTCTAATAGCTGAATCACCATCAGAACCAGTTGTAAGAACAGTATTTCCAGCAACTTTGAGTTCACCTGCACTAGAATCATATGATACAACTCCTCCACCAATATAAATGGTATTTCCACTTAAATATAAGTCTTTCCATTTCTTTGCAGCAGAACCTAAGTCATACGCACTGTCAGTAGCTGGTATGAGACTTTCTGGTACTGCGTCAAATTTAACAGAAACAGCAGCCGAATCAGTAACGCTAAAATCTAAAGTATTAAAACTTGCAATACCTGGATTAGATGTTGTTGCAAATTCTGCAGATAGAGTCCATTTATTTGCAGCAGAATCCCAACTTAAATTAAGACCTTCTCCTGAATCAAGTGATGCGTTTTCCCATTCGCTAGTAGCAGAGTTATAAACAATTATTTGTCCGTTTTGTACACTTGTGATAGTAACATTAGCCAAAGAACCTAACGCTGAGTTAGATCCCAGTAATCTTCGTATTGGAGTACCGACTATAATCTTACTAACACTTGACATATTATCTTCCTTATGTTGTTACTGAAGGATTTACGTAAATACTTCCTTCTAATAATCTTTCTACTAATGAGTTTCCACTATCGTCTATAAAGGATAGTTCAACGTCGTATACGTACCTTTTCTTAGGCTTTAACGCATTTGTCTGAGTATTAGTTAATGTTAATAAACAAACTCCTCCAGCTGCATTTGTAATAGCAGTTCCAAAAGATACTGTGTTTGAGCTATCAGCGTTATAGCTTAGTTTCATTGTTGCTGCTAGTGTCATATCTGTTAAGTTTTTAACAGAGCCATCAGCACTGTCTACATATAACTCAATTGCAACGTCTGCACCTTGGTCAATCTCTAAATCTTCTTGCTGTGCCATTACTTCCTAAGATGAATAAATTAAATATAGTTTTATTTATAAAAAAAGGCAACACAAAGTTGCCTTTTATTTCTAATTTTTTAATTATTTATGTTATTCTGTTTCTATTTCTTCAATAACTTGTTGTTGAAATTCTTTTCCGATTTCAGTATCATAAGCATTGTAAATATAAGATATTGTCATTCGCCAACTATCAGTATAAGCACAATGATAAACTAATCTTTCCTTTGGTTCTTTATAAGAAGCAAAGAATCCATACTTACAACTCCAACCTTTATTGTCTTTCATCTTTACTGTTTTATTTGTTTTCCAATCGTGATATGCAAAATATCCATCACCAGTAGGGTTATATGTAAAGATTAAATTGTATGATGATGCATTAGCATTATTATGCCAAGCCAAGAAACCTTTAGGTGGATAAATATGAAATAAAGCATTCCACCTTGTTCCAAAGAACGACATTAATTGTGTATTTACGCTTTCATATCTATTAGGTATTTCTTCAGTAAAATTACTATACTTTACTTGTTCTGGTTTAACATTAAAGCCAGCAGCTGCAATAGGATAACCTTCATGTGCTTTGCCTTCATTGATAGTTTTCCATTTAAATTCTTCATTTATATATGGAGTAGCATCTACATTACGTCCTTCATATTTTATAGCACTTTGTACTTTATCGTGGTTATCGACAAACCACTGAGCTTCTCCTAATATTTCTAAGAGTTCTCGATTCTTTATTTCAATTGACGTCATCATAATATTTTATCTTTTGGTGCCATATAAGAATAGTGATGAATTATTTCTGGGTTCTTTGTAAAAGTTCTAGTTTTATCATAACCAGTATACCAATTCCATCTTGCATCGTCTTCAAATATTCCAACTTTTAGATCTTTATATTTATCTTCTTTCTTAGTTAACCACCATAAAGTAAACTGATCCCATTGTCTAAGAGATCGAGGATAATTAACTTCATCCCAATTTCCTTTTTCGTCTTTTGGCCACCAAGCATTATTCCATTGTTTATGAAATAAGTCAAACCAATCATTAATGAAATCTCTTACAATAGGTTTTCTCCAGTCATATAAACAACAAGCTCCACACAGTTCTAATTTATTTTGATTTTCTTTTGGACCAAAGAATACTTCTTTAAAGACGTAATAACGATCTTCTCCTAAATAGGTAAACATTAAATCGTCGTCACCGAGCTGATCAAAGACTGTGGCGATATCTTCGTGCACTACTTCACAGTCAGCATCAATATAGAACGTCTTATCAAATGGAGTCTGTGCCATACCCCAGATCTTGGCGCGATAATGATCGTCACAATGTATGATGTGATCAGCAACATTTTTAGCTCTTACGTCTATCCATTGTTCTTCGGTGACTAAACAGATTTGAGCGTCTTCATAATAATCTTTAATTGATTCGGCAAGATTAATTGCCATAGAATAGAATGCAGGTTTGCGAGAAGCAACTATTAGGTAACCATTATTTTCCATGTTATAGTCCTAAGGCTTCTTTGACGATGAGCTGCGCATAGATCTGCAGCTCAACCATATTCTTTGATTTCCGTAATTTCGATTTAAGTTCACGATTACTAGAGTTCTTAATTTCATCTATTTCAAATGCCTGCAATTTTGCTTCAAATAACTGAGCTAATTCCCTTTGCTTCTTTTGCTGTTGCTCTTTTATATGCCGAGCTTTAGCATCAGATGCTTTTCGGTCATTTCTTTCAGCGGTATTTCTATTTAGAGCTTCAACTCCAACTTGATCTATAATCTCTTGGAAATCTGGATTATCAGTTCCATCTTGATTAAATTTATAAACAGTTAATTGCTGCCTAGTTTTTTTATTACCATCTTCAATGATAAGTATTCCGGTTATTCTATCTTTTTGGTAGTTTTCCCAGAACGCATGATTTTGCCAAGTGCGTTTCATAATTTACCTCAATTGTTATAATGTTATATATTCAAATATTAAGCTACTCTACAATATAGAGTATATGTCTCTACAGTTGCTGCAGAAGATTGAATTGTTTCTCCAAGGAAGTTTCCAACAAATACTAAACCAAACGTTCCAGTAAATGTTCCAACATAATCTTCTAAATCATCTGCAGTAGAATTTCGTGTATAGTCAGTCGTAAAGTTTCCTTCAAAGTCTCCAGTATATGTAATAGGTCCTAAGAAGTCACCTGTAAAGTCTCCAGTAAAGTCTCCAATATAATCACCGACATAGTTACCACCATAGTTAGTCGTAAAGTTTTCATCTTGATCAGCAGTGTAGTTACTTGTAAAGTTTTCGTCTTCATTTCTAGTTGAGTTAGCGGTAAAGTTTTCATCTACTGGAGTTTCATAATCACTTGTAAAGTTTTCATCAGCAGGTGTAGTGTAATTTGATGTAAAGTTTTCATCAGATGGACCGGTTGAGTTAGCAGTAAAGTTATCGATAGAATTAGCAGTATAATCACTTGTAAAGTTTTCATCAGCAGGATTAGTACTGTTTCTTGTTGAATCTACTGTTGAATCATTTGTTGAGTTTGCAGCATCTGGATCAGTATAATCTGATGTAAAGTTTTCATCTTGATCTGCTGTGCTATTATTTGTAGAGTCAGCAGTAGAGTTTGCAGTTGAGTTTGTTGTATAGTTACCTTCAAAATCTGCGGGCCCAAAATAGTTTGCAGCATCTGGATTTATATAGTTACCAGCGTATGCAGGTGATGGTCCAAAAAAAGTTGGTCCTGGACCATAATAGTTTGCAGCATTTACGTTTACATAGTTACCAGCGTATGCAGGTGATGGTCCAAAAAAAGTTGGTCCAGGACCAAAATATGTAGGACCTGGTCCATAGTAAGTAGGACCCGGACCCTGATAGTTAATTTGGTTGACGTTAACATAAGCAATTTGGTTAACATTTTGGTATGCGATACCATCAAGGTTTTGATAAGTACCAGTAAAGTTTCCAAGATAAAAAGTTTCTCTAAAGTTATTGTAACTACTTCTTGTATATGTTTTTTCTACTGCAGGACTTGGTCCGTAATAAGTAGGTCCAGGTCCATAGTAAGTTGGTCCAGGACCATAATAGTTAATTTGGTTAACATTAGTATAAGCAATCTGGTTAACGTTCGTATATGCTATTTGGTTTACGTTGGTATAAGCAATTTGGTTGACGTTAACATAGTCACCAACATAATCTATTGGACCCTGATAGTTAATACCGTCTGGGTTTACATAAGCAATTTGGTCGACGTTAACATAGTCACCAATATAATCTATTGGTCCAGCAAAGTTAATTGCATCTACGTTTATATAGTTACCAGCAAAGTCTCCAGTAAAGTCACCAGTAAAGTCTCCGACAAAGTTACCAGTAAAGTCACCAGTGTAAGTACCAACAAAGTCACCAGTATATGTAACAGGTCCTAAGAAGTCTCCGACAAAGTTACCAATGTAGTTACCAGTAAAGTCTCCAACATAAGTACCTACGAAATCTCCTATAAAGTTACCAGTAAAGTCTCCGACAAAGTCTCCAGTAAAGTCACCAACATATGTTCCAATAAAGTCTCCTGTAAAGTCTCCGACATATGTTCCGACAAAGTCACCAGTAAATGTGCCAACATATGTGCCGACAAAGTCACCTATGAAATCGCCTGTATATGTTCCTACAAAGTCTCCAATAAAGTCACCTGTGTAAGTACCAACGAAGTCTCCAACAAAGTCTCCTGTATAATCTTCTTCTGCATTTGCAGTAGAGTTTCGCGTAGAGTTGGCCGTAGAGTTTGCAGCTGGATCATCTGGGTTTGTATAATCAGACGCATAAGCACCAACAAAGTCTCCTATGAAATTACCAGTAAAGTCTCCAATATAGTTTCCAGTAAAGGTTGTTTCATAATCTGATTCGTATACGATACCTTCAAAGTCTGTTGTATAATCTGCATCAGCTGTTTCTTTTCTTGTATCAGTTGCAGTTCCTCTAGCAACCCAAGTACCTGCAGCTACTGGTGCACCGTCTGCAGATGACCGTAATTGATAAGCACCAATATAATCGGTGCTTGACATAATTCGTGTTTTAGCTCTTTGACCAAATGTTAATTGAGTCTGTCTTTGAGTAAGTTCTATAAATCCTTCATACGTACCTGAACCACCACCGTCTCTTTTAATACCTACAGGTAATATTTCTGTTGGTGGAGAACCAGCATAGTCTGTGTAAATATTACTATTTTGAGTTCTCTTATAAATGTTGTATGTTACAGTTGTACCATCTGTTTGCGTATCTGTAAATACTCCGGATAAATGTACTGCATAATCACCACTAGGTGCAGATGAACCAAGTCTAAACGTACCTGGATGTTCGTATGTCATAATACGACTTAATAATACATCTGTTAAAGCGTTTACCTCAGCTGATGTCTGTTCTCTTACATTAGTTGTTCCACCTATATCTTGTTTTAACGGGGATCTAATATCTGAATCTGTTTCGGCAGCAGTACCTGTCTTTTGGTATAAGGTTGTATCAGTATTTCCAGTAGATAGTGCTGAACCTGGATGAGTTCCTACTGCCTGATTATAAAAGGTATCTCTATATGTACCAATACTTGTGTTTCCAGTTGCAACGGTTGAAAGTGAACCTGCTTCTGCAGAATCTCCAGCTGCAAGTTGAAGTGCAGCCTGGTAAGCTATGTATTCATAGTTATCTGAATCAAATTCGCGTAAGTCTTTAGTTGCGACTAATTTAAGAGGTGCTGCCATAATGTATTATTTATATACTTTTATTATGCTACTCGAACATAAAGTGTATATGTTTCAATCGTTTCAGATGAGGACTGTATTGTTTCTCCTAAAAAGTTTCCTGTATAAACGCCTTCATAGGCTGTTAGTGAAGCTAAAGTTGAGTTAGTTGTATAGGTTCCTTCGAAGTTACCTGTAAAGTCTCCAACAAAGTTTCCGATAAAATTACCAACGTAATCACCAGTAAAGTCACCAGTATAAGTTGCTGTAAATGTTTGAGTAAAGTTTTCGTCTTGGTTTCTAGTGCTATTATTTGTACTATCTCGTGTAGAGTCTCTAGTTGAATCGTTAGTATCATTCCTTACAAAGTTTGCAGTTGAATTTCTAGTATACTCTCCAAAAAAGCCTGGTCCTATATATTCTCCAGCATAGTTACCAGTATAAGCAATTTCTTGAGCTCCAATCCTAACCGATTCATAGTCAAATACATAAGCTGGATAACCAAGATATGGTCCACCAATAAAGTTACCAACATATTGTTCGTTTAATATATTAATGCCGACATAGTTTGCACTTATGTAGTCTGTTGTATAATCAGTGCCATCGGGATTTAAATATTCACCCTCATAGTTACCGATAAAGTCTCCAGTAAAGTCACCGATAAAATCACCAACATAGTTACCAGCAAAGTTTCCAATAAAGTTACCAGTAAAATCACCAGTATAAGTACCAACAAAGTCTCCGGTATAGTTACCTATATATTCTGTAGTAGAATTTCTGGTTGAAGTTCTAGTTGAGTCTGTAGTTGAATCGTTAGTAGAATTTATTGTATAGGTGCCGCTAAAGTCTCCTACAAAGTCACCAACGTAATCTCCAGTATAATTTCCTGCATAATCAGTAGTATAAGCCTGATCAGCAGTTTGTTTCTTTGTATCTGTTGCAGTACCCCTTGCTTCCCAAGTACCTGATGCCACAGGCACACCTTGAGCAGAAGATCTTATCTGATATGCACCAACGTTATTTGATGTAGCCATCATCCAAGTCTTTAGATGATTACCAAATGAATAAGTCATTTGATCACTATCCATGGCTTGAACACCTTGATATATTCCTGTTGGACCGGCTGATCTTTTGATAGCCATAGCATTTACTTTTGTAGGAGCCGTCATTGTGGCTCTTTTGTAAATGCTATAGTTAACAGTTGTTCCGTCTGTTTGTGTGTCACTAAATACATTATTTAAATGGACACTGTAATCACCACTAGGAGCCGATGATCCTAATCTAAATGTACCAGGATATTCATTGGTCATGATGATTTTTGCTAATCTATTTGCTAAGTCTCCCCATTCTGCTTGGCTAAACTCGGCAATTTTACCTGCAACATTATTAACATTAATTGGTGTTCTAAAATTTGCATCAGCAGAATCTAAATCTGAACCTGTTCTTTGATATACAGTTGTGACTGTTGAACCAGTAGTTATTGATGAGCCTGGATGAGTTCCTACTGCTTCATTAAAAAATGTATCTGTAAATGAACCGATACTGGTTCCTGAGAGTGTACTTAATTGACCAACGCCAGATGAATCATCGTTTGCCAATCGTAATGATGCTCTATAGGCAACAAAGTCTTCTTCAGGAGCTGTAAATCTCTGAAGGTCCCCTAAAGCATTATTAATTTTTACTGGCCTACTATTCATGGTTTACCCATTGAAGTATTATGGCGTTGCTACATTTAATAATGTACCTGCACTATCGTAGACATCGACCATTCTTCTTCCTAATTCACTCATCATTTCTACTACGTTAAATCTACCACCAGCTTTAGTTGCATAACTAAATTCATCACTATCTAAACTACTTGGATCTCCAATAAAACCAGATGAACTTGTTGCAGTACCATCTGCAACGTCTACAGCAGCTTTTAATTCATTAATAGCAGCACCAACAGTTGTTGCAGTCGTAGTTAACGCAGTACCCTGTGTTATTGTGCCAGCAAATGTAACATTTGCTCCACTAAAAGTAGCAGCTGTTGTTGCACCTGATTTAACTATTAAGTTTCCAGATGTATTTGTTAATGCACCATATTGTACACCAGCATCTTTTAATAATACATCTGCGCCATCGGCATCTAGTACAATATCTCCTGATGCATCAACTGTGAAGTCACCAGTTCTTGTAATTTGAGGTGAAACAAGACTAGTCGTTGCAGTAATTGTTGTGCCATCAATTGTAGTACCAGTGATTGCTGCAGCACTTGATCCACCGATTGTAGTTCCGTCTATTGTACCACCATTAATATCGGCAGTATCAGCAACTAATGAATCTATATTTGCTGTACCATCAACATAAAGATCTTTCCACTCTGAACCAACTGCGCCTAAATCGTATGTGTCATCAGCAGATGGTAAAATGTTTGAAGCAACATCAGCTGTTATAGTTACTGTATCTGTTGCAGCATTACCAAGTGTGGTATTACCATTTACTGTTAGATTATCAGTAACTGTAACATCCGAAGCAAAGGTTACGTCTGCACCACTAAAAGTAGCAGCAGTTGTTGTGCCCGATTTAACTATTAAGTTTCCAGATGTATTCGTAAGAGAACCGAATTGTACTCCGCCATCTTTTAAGAATATATCCCCATCATCAGCATCAAGAGTGATGTCTGTGACAGCATCGATTGTAAGATTACCTGAACCTATTATTGATGCATCACCAGTAGCTTCAAGTGAAGGAGAAACGTCAAGATTGACTCTCCATCTTTCAGCACCGGCATCCATAAATATGATATCATCACCAGCAGCATCAAGAGTAATATCTGCAGTATCATCAATTAATAATCCTGTTGAATTAATCTGATTAGCAGAAGCATCGAATACTGCTTCAATCTCATTAATAGCACCTACTAAACTGGATTGTACGCCTGTAGTAAGAAGTGCACTGTCACCAGCAAACTTAGAAGTAACATTATACTTCCTTCTAAAATCTAGTAAGTTATCGTCTAAATTTACTACTTTATACGCCATTTTCTTTTTCCAGTAATTTTAAGATTAAATCGTTAATTTTATTTATTCCATCTTCAACTTTCTCAAGACGATTAATCAATTGTTGTTCTTCTTCGGCTTTCTTTAGCCTCATTATTTTTCTTTGTCTAGCTTGATAGATTTCGTTTTGGTTTATATTTACTATAACACCACTCTTTCTATCTCGTGCTAAACCTTTATGTCCTTCAACTGATACTAAATCCATTAGTCAATCATCGCTATTGCTCTAAAGTCTCTAATTGCAGGTACTCTAGATGAGTTAGTAGATCTCATTACAATCTTAAATTGCATTCTTGTAAATGGATCTAATACGCCATTTTGACCACCAGCAAGATATTCATATTCTCTAAAGATCTTAGGATTATCATCTGGTGCTGGAGTAGATTCAGGTGATAATAATACCCAATCTACTTGATCTAAGTTAGTATCTTCTCCACCAACTCTGTAATATAAATCGACAGAAGCCACTGAAGGTCTATTAATTGCTAAGAAAGCTTTAATACCAACTGATGCATTAGCTAGTGTAGCTGGTACAGAAATATGTCTTGCAACTTCTTTACCGTTAGTAGCTTTAGTTTCTAGTGCGGTATCAATTGTAAATTTGTCTACAGTAGTATCAGTAATTTTATTTCCAATTATTGTCAAAGATGCTCTTTGTAAATCAACTATTGGAGATACAAAATTACTTGTTGTTTTAAGTGGTACGCTTATTTCTGCAGAGTATTTTCCACCTAATCCTTCAGAACCTACTGCTAAAATTTCTCTGTCTCTGTTTGCAATCATCTTAGGTGCATTAAACGATATATTTCTACCAAACCTTAATGCTGACCAGGTAGTGTCTTTAGTCATTCTTGTTTCTGAACCAGATATTGACCGACCAGAAGTAAACTTACCTCTTAATGCAATACCTGTGTAATCTGGTACCATTTTCTGAATATCTACTTTAGCTAAGTTAAACTGAACGTTTCTCTTTGCTACTTTAACACCGTTACCACCAGAGTATGTAGTTTTAGTTGGTGCAGGACCACCTGCAGGAACACCAAATACAATACCTGTAGCATCAAAATGCTTAACAGTATGAGATGCATTTAAGCGACTACCAAGAACTCCACCATAACTAGTTCCGCCAGTTAGACCAGATATTGTAAATGTATCACTAGAATCTAATCCGTGATCTGGGAAATTAAGTACAATGTCTGAATCAGCAGCTGTAGTTTTAAATGGATTATTACCCAACTTAAATGTTGGTACTCTAGCATTTCTCAATCTTACGTCACCAGATGTTTTATTAAATGATGCTCTTACGAGTTTCATCATCATATCTTTCTTCTGATCTGGCTCCCATGTTCTACCATTTTGTGATTTAAATAGTGAACCAAGTGAAGGTTGAGTTGTAATTCTCTTAGATGTAGAACCTAATTCAAACTGACCAACTTCAGATACATATACATTATACTTGTTACTATCTGCAAGAAGTACAATTGCATATTCTTCGTTTGGTGATAAGTAAACTGGTTCATCTAACGTAAACGATGTAGGAGCTGCTAATACTCCTGCAACAGTTTGAGTAGATACAACTGTAACTTCTGAAGATGAAAGAGTTTTACTTGCAATATATTTAGTTGAATGTGGATGTCCATTTTCCATTGGTCTAATTTGTAAAGTTACAGGCAGTGTACTATCTTTTGAATTGAAGTATACTTTAACTTTACTAATGAATACGCCAGTTGCATCATTAACCAAGAAAGATTGAGCAAGAGGATCTTTATATCCACATCGTGATAACATAAACTTATCACCGATAAAAGTATCACCCGTAGATCTAGTTCTAAGATTACTATAGATTTTATCTAGCCCTGGAAGTCCACTATTGATAGTAAAATCATTAGGACCTGTAATCAATGGGCTGGTTATTTTACCAATCGATGATTTAACATTATCAATAACTTTATTATTTGTGCTTGATATTCCTTCACCTATGACTGTTAATACTCTAGTATTTTTTACTGTTTCTTGTACAGTTGAAATATGCCCTTGTGCTTCGTAAATAGCTGTGGCTATAGATAAAGCTTGATTATCGTTACCACCAGAAATATCTAATAGTTTAAATTGTCTTGTACCAGCTTTAAATTGCTGATATGGTATATAGAATGAACCTTCAATTATACCATTCGTATCAGATATAAGTGTACCAGAACCTTCTGGGTGAGATGAAACTGTATCGTGTTCATTTCCTAAATCTGCAGAGTCTGCTGCAAAGTTAACAAATGCTTCTTCTGTAACCCAATTATCTACTTGCTTACCATCAAAGTATGGGAAATATCTTGTTGAAGGTCTTAATCCTTCAGCTTTAAAGTAAACTTTACGTGAGCGAATCCAAGGAATAAGTGCTATATCAACAACTTTACTTCCAATAACTTCTCTTATCGTTTCAGATGATGCAATTCTGTTTACTTTATATGTATTTGTAACCCTATCTTGTTCATTAGGATTATATCTTGGTGAGTCAGGTTGATCGCCCCAAGCATCAGCTCTTCGTTGTTGTGCTGTTCTATAATCTCTATCGGGTGTTGATGATGTTAATGATCTATTTGCATCGTCACCAACTTCTAAATCATCTATTTCTTTACCGCCCCAGTTCCATTCCCAGTTATTCCATAGGTAAGCCTGAGTGGTATCTAATTTAGTTCCACCTTGAACAACTTTAGTTGTTTTTCCTGTAACATCTCTCCATTCATCTGATGCTGGAGATAATTTAATTGTACCTCTAGATGTAGTAACGTTAAATGGGTTAATGTTTTCTGTACCAGAGCAAATATTAATTGATTGGTATTCAGCAGAGTCATATGATAACATGACTAAGTCACCGACCTTTGTTACATTTGATGATGAGTCAGCGTTAAAGAACAACCTAATATTATTTTCGTAAAATGATGGTCTTAATAATTTTTCGCCTGGATCAATAGCAGCACTGTAACCAGCATCAGCAGTTTGTGCAAATGCTTGATCACTAAAGTTATCAACTATAAATCCAGCTTTCGTTCTAGCATTACCAGTACTATCTAATATCTGTAAGTTTTTTGTATCAACTTCAAGTAATGATAGAGCAGTAAGTTCTTCTAGTCTTTGAACCTGTTTATCCAACTTAGAGATATCGTTCATAGTATATCTCTTTGCGTCTATTGGATTTAATATAAGATCCGAATCGTTTAATGTATTAGCATTAAGAGCTATACGATATAATTCTAAAGTTCCATCTGGTGTATTAGGGAATTTAGGCTGAAAATCTGGTGTACCTTGTACGTTAATTAACGCACCGCCTTCACTAATAACTAACTTATCTGAACGTGGCTGATATGTTTGAATATCAGCAGTAATTGTATCACCATTTCTTGGTAATGGGTTAACGTCAGATAATGTTGCAATTGTTCCAGCAATTCCTGATTTAGTTGGCCTAAAGTCTAATACATCTCTTAATTCTATTTCACCAGTTACTGGTGAAGTGTATGATGGAATATTTGAGTAGTTAACTTGACCATCGTATGAGTTAACTGAATAGAAGTCACCAGTACCATGTGCAAAGTATCTAAATTGACAATAAGTTGCTGATGGCTTACTTAATCCTGATTTAAGAACAAGTCTAGCAGGTTGATAATAGTTATCTCTTTGACCATTATCAATAATAAAATTATCTATAATATCTACAGCAGTTGCACCTGCACTGTCTTGAATTGCAAGTACGTCGTATAAGTCAGCTTGACCAAGATTTAAATAAGATATACCATCTGAATCTACATAATCACCAGATGAAGTAGATGTTTTGGTTGTAGTCGTAAGCGTCTTAGTTCTTTGCGTAATTGTATTTGTTACATAATATGCTAAGTCAAACGCAGCTGACGTACCTAATCCACCAATCGTTACAGATGTAGCAGAAGAAGATACAATAGTTGGTCCAACTATAGTTCCATCAGCCTTTGTTGCTACCCATAAAGAAGTATCAGCTAATGCAGATGGAGAAGATACAGTAACTGTATATTGACCAGAACCATTTGAGGTAGCAGATAAATATCTCTGCTCTGTCATTGTTAAGTCTGATAATTCTTTTGGTCGCTTTCTTGGTAAGTCAAAAAATAAGTTATTATCCCTTGGTTGTTTGATAATTGACTTTGCAACGCCATTGAGTACTTCTTGCTCAATAGCAAAATCGTTTGTTGGACTTGCACCGATACTTAATACGTCAGTTTCAAAATTTTGGCCTGAGTACATCTTAGTATCAAAGATGTATAATCGATGTTTTGTTCCATCTTCTTCGATAGCTCTAACTCGTGCTTTACCAACAGCATTATTTGCACTGTTAAATAAAGTAGCTGAGTCTAGCGTTGAAAAATTAATTATATCAGTATGTGTACCTGAATCAGATAGCACATAGTTACCATAAACAACTGGAACATTTACGTTAGCTTCTGTTACATAAGTAAGAGGTTTAGCTATAGGTATTTTATTTGTTGTTTGGGTTTCTGCTCTATAACCATTAACATAAGCAATACCTGGTGAAACTTGTAAGTCTAAGTAATTTGTATCTGAATCGTTTAAATCAAATGTTGCTTTAAATGGTTTAACAATATAGTTACCTGACTCTTCGAAAGTACGCTTAGCCATTAGGTCATTTATTTTATTGTAGTTATCAGTTGCTGAAACTTGAGAGACGACTTCAGAATTTTTAACTGTACAATAGTAAATAAAGTCTTCAGCTGCACTTACGCTAGCTTCATCTATAACAGTCAGCTGAATTTTATATCTATCTGCGCCTGGTGCAGATGTATTAGGTGTAGTACCTTGGTTATCATACAAAGCTGAATTATCTGCAGCAGTTACGATTTGTTGTGTAACTTTAAATCCAACGTTACCACTATAATTGTTTGAATAATAACTTAGTATAAGTGATTGGGCTGGTGCAAATACAAAGTGACCTTGAGTAAAATAAGCACCATCACCGAATGAAATTCTAGTACCAGTTCCAGTTGCATCGGTTGTTACAGATTTAATATCACCGACAGATGGATTTTCTAGTGTTTCGTTATTAGCAACTTTAATGTAATTACCAGTTGAAGTACCACCAATATATTGTACATAAATAGTATCAACGTCTCCAGTTTGAGCTGCTGTGTAAAATTCTAATATTCTAAATGTAACACCAGAAGTAGCTCCTGTATATTCTGCATCTACCAAATTAGCTGTATTTGCAGGTAAAGCCAAACCGCCAGCATTAGTGTCTGTATTTAGTTTAATATAGTCATATGACTTATTAATTGTAAGAGTAGATCCAGATACGCATGCACCCTCTTTAAAAATATTTTTACCAAATCTCTCGATTTCTTTATTGATGATTGTTTGTAACTGAGTTAACTCTCTAGCTTGTAGAGCTCTACCAGCATTAAACAATATTCGATAATACTGATCACTATCTTTAAAATCATCTCTATAAGTTGATTCAAATATTCCTGAATTGTATGCTGTTGCCATTTCTTATCCTAAATTGTAATTACTACTTTTAAGTCTTCTGTTTGTGATATTGCTCTCTGTACTGCAGCTCTATTATCTATGTACAAGATATCTCCTGTTAAGTTATCAACTGCATCACTGTCAGCATCACTTAACCAAATCTTAGTTATAGTTGCAGATCCACCGCCAGGACTACTTGTAATAGCTGATGAGTCAAAAGCTGTAAATCCAGTTTTTTCAGTTTGGTTGTAATATATGAAGTCTCCATTTGTTTTGACTACATATGCTTTTGCACCAGTACCAGATTGAGTTATGGTATCGTCGTTATCAAATCCTGTAATACCGCCACTAACTGTTAGTTTCTTGGTTGCTCTTGCTTCTGCACCTTCATAATAGTTTCTATCACTATCATATCCAAGTACTAGAGGATTCTTAATTAATCCTACTTGTCTAAAGTCGTTTAATGGCCATGTTCCATTTACTGTACCAGCCGGCTGAACGTTAAACATAACTGAACTTGATTTTAAATCTTCTCTTGGGTCAGCACCAAATCCTGCTTTAGGACCAATAACTGGTCTTGCAACAGCGGGTTTAGTTACACCGCTTGAGTCTGCAATCGATATACTTGCATAAGTATAACCTGAACCAAAGAATGAAGCTGAATCAAATGCTATCTTCTTAATAACTCCACCGCTTACATAAGCATGAGCTGTAGCACTTGAACCGTTTCCAACAACTGTAATTGCTGGTGCATTAACATACCCAGCTCCACCAGAATCTAATGCAATAGAAGTAATTGCACCTGCTATTGCAGCATTCTGTATACCAACTTGTTGTGTTTGTGCAGCAGTAAGTGTTGGATCATTTGCCGAGTCGGCTACAACTTTCTCAACTGGCATATAGTTAGCAGCTAAGTATTTATTAGCATTTGTAGCATCAATAGCATATAAGAACTTCCAAGTATATCCATCAGCAGTAGTAAACGCACCAGTAGCAACACCAGTTGGTTTTACTGTTGATGGCTGTACTTCGCCAAGATTGTTTGTACCTTTTTGTAAACATATGTAAACGTTATTCTCATCAGTTAGTACATAATAAGCATTTGAAGGATAACCAGTTTGATTATCATCATATGCATTGTAGTTTGCACCTGATGTCCAGTTGTATCTTGGAATTACGAATTTATAATTGTCTACTTTTTTTACTGCTTGTAATGAATATCTTAATAATCTTTCTTGTCTTGGATTAACGCTTGGTGAAGGTGCAACGTCAGAATCGTTCCAGTCTTCTGCTCTTCCGATACCAATATAATAATTATTAACTTCATGTTTCTTAACAACATGGGGTCCAGTTAAATTACCTAAACCTTTAAAGTTAGCTAAAGCAGAGTCTTGATTAGCTGCTGATGCAAAATTAATAGTAGATGCTCCAGCACTATCATTTAAGACAACATATTGCTGACCAACATCATTAAATAATTTCTCTGCTTGTTGAAATTTTGATTTTACTGTTACTACTGCTGTCATTTTTTAATCCTACGTTATGGTTACCTCATTTTGATTAAGTACGTACCATCCATTAGTATGCCACAGCATTGTACATCCTTTATCTGCAGCCAACGTAAAAGAAGTACCTTGACCAAATGTATCAGGAGTTGCTGTGACTGTTCCTGTGTTTATATTAAGAAGATGTTTTACTTCTCCAATGGTTATTCCATCCGATATCGTTAATGCAATTGCACTTCCTCTATTAAGTATGGTTAAACTAGTAGAAGTTGAAGCTGTTCCGGAAGCTGCAGTAATTTCATCATGATTAACTGCTAACTTACCAATTTCAACTGAACCAGTTCCCTTTGCATTAATATTTATGTTGACATTTGTGTCCCCACCAGTTGCTGATAACGTTGGACCACTTCCTGTTGCAGCATTTGCTACAGTAAATTCATTTACTGCAGAACCGGTTGCTGTTACCTTAATTAATTCGTTTGCATTTGTATCATTTAACGATGTACCAATCTTAGCTGTATTTAATGTAGGACTTGTTAAAGTCTTATTTGTAAGTGTTTGACCATGTGCTTGAAATACAAATGTATCAGCACCACTTAAAAGTGGTAATGTAACTGTTCTATCAGCTGCAAGTTCACTAACTGCAAATACGTATTGATGATCAGCTGAGGTATCGTTTATCTGAGGAGTTGTTAATACTGGACTTGTTAAAGTCTTATTTGTAAGTGTATCAGTTGTTGCTTTACCTACAAGTGTATCAGAAGCATTTGGTAATTTAATTGTTCTATTCGCAGTAGGCGTAGCTGCCATAAGTGACACAGTATAACTTGCACTATCAAATGTAAGTGCACTGCTATCAAAGCCCATTACAGTCGATAGATTATTTGCACTATCAACTCCAGCTCCTAGTTTTGAATATAACTCAGAGAAGTTCTGATTAATCTTTAGACCAGCCTGGCGAAGTGTATCACCAGTTCCGTCGTTTGCAGCAGCTCCTCTTCTTAAATTTTGTCTAGCCATTAATTTCCTCTAATTATGGTTTTATTTATATGATTTAAGTATCATCTCTCTGTTGAATTTGTATATCATAATCAGCAGAATCAGGGTCCCACCAGAAATATCTTTCCTGATCGATTGTTTCGATGGTGTTGGATAATCCTACGCCACTTGAGTTAGCATCGTGATCTTCATCAAATGTTGGTGAGCTAGCTTCATTAGCTTCAATAATTGATGAGTATTGTTTTGCTAATTGATCAATTGTTAATGCACCACTATCTAGTGATCCATAGTATTCGATAGTATCTCCTAAGTATAATCTATATTGATCATTATCACTATCGCCAACTTGAATTTGTGTTTGTTCTCCAAGTGCAAGTAGAGCAAATGTACCTTCTCCAACTATTGATAATGGTGCTGGAGGTGCTGTTACAACTTGAGGCATGTTATCAAACTCAAAGTTTGCAGCATTTACAATTTGTACTAATCCTTCAAGGTACATACCTGATGGATGCACAAATAATTTATAGATTGATTCCCAATCTGATACAGGTAAACCAATCTTAATCAGAATAGCAAAGATTTGATATAACTTATTGTTAGTTATTCTTTTATCAGTTGTGACTCCAATTTCTGATGCAGAGTCATTTAACTTAAATATCAAATCTTTACCATACACAACATCTGGATCTTCATTATAGAACATACGAAAGAATTGCTCTATAGAAAATTTAGATCCCTTTGCTCGATATAAAGTACTTGCAAATTCAGATGCTGCTCTTGGATTGCTAAACCCCTGAAAGTATGCTTGACCTAAAAGTAATTCATCTTCAATATATTCAAGTAATTCAGCATCAGTTGCAATGATATCTTTCTTTTCGTATAAGTGTTTTAATAACTCTACAGGTGAATCAGAATCTAATTGCTGATAATACTTCTCAAGAAAAGTAACCAATTTTGGATAATCTTCTTGGAAATGCTCAGGCAGAACAGACTTAACTTCATACTTCGATAAGTTAATTTCTCTTCTTTTCTTATCTACAAAAGATCTATGTGACATGATTTACCTAAGTTTGTGCTGTTGTTTCTACAACTCTTACAGCACTTCGTGATTCGTCATAACCAATAATATAATTTCTTAATGGAACTACAGCTGATTGATTAGCTGGGACTGCAGCTATTTTTAAGTAACTTCCAGTTACTCCAGTAGGTTTAAATCCCTGAAGTGATAGTGTTCCAGCAGAAGCGTTATAACTTCCAATGTTATCTACGACTACAGTTTTATCAGAAGATTTTACAATTTCTAATACATTTGAACTTAGTCTATTTCTTAGTTCACATAATACTCCATTGTAAGTAAATGTAGTGCTTGTTATTCTATGATATACATCGTCTGGAGCTGCAATAGCTACTGGATATGTAAGAGTATAACTTCTAGAAGCTGATAATACTACGCTACCAACAACTGTTGAGTCAGCAGCTAACCCAGGAGTTGATACATTAAACCTTTGCTGCATTCTAACATCTGATCGCGATGAAAGTACAGCTGTACTTACTGCATCAACATCAGTTAACATATTAGATCGTCTAAATGATTTTTTAAATTTACCAGAATTAGTTGTTAAATTAAATAACAATGTATCTTCAAAATAATCTCTAATTGCTTGTCTTACACTTGTTCTAATAGTATTTTCAGATAGTGTTGTTAATTTTCGATTAAATTGAAAGAATACATCTGCTTCAATAAATGTAACAGCTGGATCAGCAAATTCTACGTCAAATGATACAACACCTAAGTCTTTTACTAATACTCTAATGCCATCTTGTGTCGATGTTTTTTGAGCATCAGTTACGTCAGCATCATATAAAATTGATACAAACGTAGTTCCAAATTTTGGTTCTGTATTTTCTTCTCCGCCCCATGCACTAATATCATCAATAAGAGTAGAATAGTTTCTAAGAATAAGAGCTGAATAATCATTTGCAGTTACTGCTCTATTTTGTGATGCATATAAGAAAGGTGCATTTTTTCTAATTGATTCAATTGACTCTTTTGCTTTACCACCAGTTGAATTTGCAACAGTGGTTGAAGTAATTGTATAACTTTCTGCTCCAACTGTTAACTGATTAACAGGAGCAAAGGTTGAACCTCCGTTTGCTGATGGTCCGTTAACTGATAAGTAATCAACAACAATTTGTTTACCTGCAGTCGGCGTAACACCTAAAGTATTACCATCACCAAATGTTAATTCAAAGTAACCATTTGGTGCTTCTTTTAAGATATATACGGTTGAGGCTGAAGTTAATTCTTGAGCATTAGCTATATTTGTGTAAGATGTATAAAGTGAAGATGAAGGTGAATCATATACTTTTACAATTGCTGTGCTTATATCTAAATTTTTATCGGGTATAACATAAGTTAAATTTTCTTGGTAAGGACCTACGATAAATGTTTTAGTTTTCTGAGTTCCTTCAAACAACTCAATATTATTACTTCCTACTGCAGTTTGAAACCTATATGTTCCGCTTGAGTTTGAAGCAGTTAATTCTGCTCTTGTTTGAAAAGTATAAGTAGTGTCATCAATAGATGCAGTAAACTTAGTATTGATTGGCATTGTTACTGTATCTGGTCGTGTGTCAGATGAAGGTATAGTAATACTTAAATTAACTGTTGACCTAGATGCAATACGTGAATCTGGTATATAACCAATAGCTGTTGCAAGAGATACAATTGAACTTCTTAATTGAGCTGTTCCCAAGAAAGATTCATTTAATGCATAGTTTGCAATCAGTGCATTGTAGTGCGTATTATAAGCTAAAACATCAAGTATATTTGATAACCCAGATGCTTCAAAGTTATAATCAGCAAATTCGTTTTGTGCTGCTAAAAAGGTCTTTAGATTATTTTTGATTGTATCAAAATCTAAAGAAGTAGATCTAATCGTAGTTGCCATATTATCTTAACCTCGATACTGCAAATGAGAAATTAATTTGTTGAGTTGTATTTTTTATTGCTACCGTAAGGTTAACTCTTAAATCATTTTGATCTTCATTTGCTCTTACATTTAAACTTAATATTTTTGCTCTTGGCTCAAAAGCTTCTATTTGAGATATTATTCGTTCTTTTATGTCTTGAGATACGTCGCCGTTCATTAGCTCAAATAGCTGTCCTCTTAAATCTCCACCAAATCTAGGTAAGAATGGTTTCTCAAATCGATTAGTTAAAAGTAAAGTTTTAATAGACTGTTTTACTGCAGCAGCATCTTCCTTTTTATAAATTTCACCGCTTCCCTTTTTTGCAAAGGTCAAATCAATATCCTTATACTTTCTATTCCTAGCTATAACTAGGCTAGAAGTTAGGTCTTTATCTTCTGCTGCTAATGCTCTTGCCATAATACTTTATTTATAATCTAGTTTAGGCATAATCATTATATAAACCTTCAGTTGTTGAAGAAGTATCTGTGCTTAACCTACGATACTCAATTAATTCATTCTTATCTGCTTTAGCTCCATCTGCATTAATGCTAGTTGATATCTGATTTGAAAACGAAACATCATAAGTCGTATTCATCATTGGCATTTCTAAAACAATTGATACACTCAGTGAATCGTCTGGATTATATCTGTCATAAGCTAATTCTAAACTATTATAATTAATAAAGTCTTTCCAAAATTCTGCTACATCAAATGACTTAGGTATATCAACCTTTCCATCTTTACCTAAGACTTGATAAACAACCTTTGTTCCAAACCCTGTTGCTATATTTGTTTCAGTCACAACTAATCGAATATTTTTAAAAGCTTCATGTTCTATTATGGTTCTCATTGCCTCAGCTTGAATATATAAGTTTCTTGCAATTTGTTTATCGGTAGCATCAGAGTTAAATAAAGTAGTCGGAGTCCCTGGAGCTCCTAAGAATTTAGCCATAGTAATTCCAGGACCAAGTTTAGTACTAGAAGTAATTGTTGTTCTAAATTGTGGATTGTAAAGTGGGTCAACTAATAATATCATTATCTTCTCTCCGATGGAGTAAATCGCTTACTGTTATTTACAATTGCGTTATTACCAATAGAGGTATAACCAAATCTAGATGAAGGTGCTCTACCTGCACTTCGTACTGGTTCTCCATCAGTTGCAACAGAAGCATAATTTTCACCTAATAGTTTTTTCCGTATAAGTCCGTCAGCAATTACATTACTGTTTCCGTTTCTTAATTGTGCTCTTATCTCATGAATAGTTGGCTCATGATCAAACACTGTTCCATAATCGTCTGTAAATGTTATTCTATCTTTTAACGCCCCCGTTGGATCTATTTGAATATTTCTAGCTCCGTAATCTGCACCAAATATATGAGCAGTAGTAATAACTAAATTAGGAGATACTCCATCATTATCAACAGGTGCATCTGTTACCGTATAAGCACTAGTTATAACTCCAGCTGCAATTGTAGCTGGACCTAGTGCTGTAGCATAAGCAGTACCTGCATCGTCAGCTGCAGTACCAGCAGTTACAGCAGTAGTAGCTGTTTCTGCCCTTGCTGCAACTAAAGCATTTGCTGCTGTTCCAACAAGATCTCCATAAAATACAGTAGTTGCTCCAGTTCCTTCAGGTGGGCCTGAATAAGTAGCAGCATACATTTTAAATCCTTCTCCACCAAGTACACCCTTAGGTGCTATAACACTAGCTCTCTTAGCTCCAGTAGCATTAAATGCATCAGCTGAACTTATTGCAATGCTACCACCTGATGTCATTAGCATTCTATCATTAGAGGAAAAGTCTATTTTACCACCAACGTAATCTTCATAATTTCCTTTTACTCTATTTAAATCATTACCCAATACGGTTGTGGTTTTATCTTGTAATATTCTTGTTGATTGAGATTTATGAACATCTTTTTGTTCATTACCATAAACAGTGCTAAATGCATTACCGTAGACTTCATGAACTTCTTTATTATGAACTTTAACGTTCATGTTTCCACCAACAGTTAAGTTATAATCACCAGTAACGTGTACGTCTAAATTTCCTTTATAGACTAATTTACCTTCACCTTCAACTATAACTGTTTGGTCAGCACCAACAACTTCTACTTTCTTTTTACGTGAACTGTAAACAGTACTACCATCAGCTCTTAATTCAATACCAGAGCCGGTCTTATGTTTAATAAGTATTCTTTCACCGCCTGGAGTATCGTCTATTTCAATAACGTGACCTGATGACGTCTCCTGTACTTGATTGTGTGGATATTCTGATGCTCTTTGATCTGGAAGATTAATTGATACATCAAGATAACCTCCTCCAGTATAGAGTTCATTAACTTTAGCTCCTCTTGCAGCAGCATTAATGGATGTACCAAAAAAATAATCTTTCTTTGGATATTCTCCAGTTGCATCATTAAAGCCTTCCTGCTTTACTCCTACAGACTGGTTAACTGATCTTTGGCTTTCTCTTTCAGCTGTCATGGTAATTCCGTTGTGTTAATTTCAGCAGGTTCAAATGCATTTCCAACAAAAGGATCTGCAAATAACGATTTCTTATTAAATACATCGTCAACATAATCTCTTACATCAAATCCTGGATCAATGTATTCAGCTCTTAAGTCATTATTTCCTATAATTTGACCACCTGGGTATCTTAATAAAAATTCTTTACAGAATAACTCAAATGCGTGAAACTGTGCTTGAGTTAGAGATCGTGCAGATAGATATTTATCTGGGTTTTCAGTTCCTGTTGGACAGTTATACCCACCGACAAATGCTATAGCTAAACTTTTTCTATTATGATTTCTAAGTGTCGTATGATTTGATTCAATACCATTAGGTCTTCCTCTTTGAAGTGAACCGTCTCTACGTATTACATAATGGTATTCAATCCCGTCTCCGCCTAAGTCTAAATTATGGCTATTAATTTCTTCAGATCCAATATTCTGATTTGAAAATGTTTTGGTCCAATGTACTACAACACCAGTAATTCCTCTAGTTATTGCAGCAAACTCTGCAGTAAGCTCTTCTACTGTATTTACGTAGCCAAATTCAATATTTCTTTTATTTGAAACATTCCATTCTGCAACGTTTTGTCCAATTTGAAATGGAGGATCAAATGCAGACTGACTTGTATCTATTTGTAAAGCTTCAGTTATTGTAGTAATATCTGGATTAATTTCTTGTGCAACTCTTTGGCCTACTCCTCCTGTTCCACTTAATGCAGCATTTACATTTTCGTTTATTTCATTGTTAACACTAGTAACTAAACTATCTGTGTTTACTGATAAACTTCCAATAACTCTTTCAGCTTCTTCAGTTGTTCCACCTGTAATTTCACTAACTATACTGGGTGTTAGCGTTTTAGCTGTCGTTTGAGCTAATGCACCTGTCAAATCAGTTATGTCACCAGCTGTTCCGCCTAATCCAGTGACTAATGAATTTAAATCTCCAACATGAGATCCTACGAGTCCAGCTGCAGCATCTTTAGCTCTGTTTAATCCTTCAGTAGTAGCTTCTTCTAAAATATCTTGTAAACTTCCGTTTCCTACGCCTAATCCAGTAATAATATTAATAATTGCTGATATTGCAGTATTGACAGGAGAAGATGATACACTAGCTCTTCCATCACTATCAAAAGTTACTGATACTCCTAATGCACCAATTAATGAACCGGCTATATTGCTTGTTATATTTCCTACGCTAGGTATTTGTCCATTAAATACTCCACTTATAACATCATTTGTTGCTCCACCTAAAACTTTTTGTGCAACGTCTCGTGACGTAGATCCACCGGCAGTTGATCCAGGTTGAGTTGAAGTAGTCCTTGTCTTTGCGTTATATATTTCTTGTACTGCAGCAGCTACTTCATTAGGTCGACCGCTAAGACTAAATGTAGATGGTAATACTGCAAGTATGTCATCAATCGGAACATCTTTAAATGCTCGACTAGCATTACTTCCTTGTATAATGTCTATTAATCTTTGTCTAAATCTAGATGGAAATGCCATTATGCTCTTAATACCTCTTCTCTAGCAGTAAGACTTTGTTCTAATACTTCTTCATCGTCTACTGGGTCAAAATTTTCTATGTAATATCTTTTTATAACTTGTGCTGAACCATTACGTCCCTCTACAATAGTTGACTTTAAAAGTTTTCCATTTGCAACTACTCGTGAAGTTCTTAATTCATGTAACACAAATCTTAACTGAATAATATATCTATTTGAAGCTTGATCAATTGTTCCAGCTCCTCTTAAAAATTTAGATGAAAACTCAATAAGTTCTGCTTGCCTTGTTTCATTCCAGTTTCCTATTCCAGCATCTTCAGTTTCTAGTCGGGATGCATGATCCAAGTTACCCATAATTCCAGCAGCCTGGTTTACAGTATAACCATTATCAATAAAGAACTTCATGCCTTCAGATCTTCTTCTAAGTCTTCTTACTGGTATTTCCGTTATAGTATCACTTAGTAATGTAGGAACAATTATCTCAAATTGATTATCTTCAATCTCAGATAATTGTGAAACAGTTGGATATTCATCTTTTGGCAGTGAACCAACAATAACTGGTATCTGCGATGAAATTCCATCAACAAAGAAGCCAAATACCAAAGCACCTGCTGTTAACTTTGGTGTTCTTCCTAATCCAGATACTCCAGCTTCAGTTGATGGCATAATAACACTAGCCCATGGTAAATCAGCTTCTGGTATATCGTTTGTAAATGGAGAATGAACTCCATCTATTCTTACTTTTACTTTACCTTCAAAACCATAAGGAGGAGAACTATTCACAACAGTTCCAACAAACCATCTAGTTTGATCTCCATAAAATTCCTTAGATATTGTTCTTATTGTTTTCATGGTTCAAAATTCGTAATAGGTGATAGTTTATAGTTTTTATCTAATTTACATGCTCTCATTGATGAACTCATAGCACCAGCTGCAAAGCTATGTCTAAGCGAATAAATTAGATAATTTCCAGATTTATCGTAATCGATTAATTGTTCTATTTCTGGAGTGTCTGTTCCTCCAGCATTACCAGAAAATAGTAATGATACTGTTTCACCAACTCCAGACTCTGCAGCCATGAATATATAGGATGGAACTTGTACCTTTACAAAATTTTGCATTAGTGCTGCTCGTAATGCAATATTTTCAACTCTTTTTCTATAATCCGCAGGAGATAAATCATCATAAAAACTATTTGCATCTGTATAAGAATTAGTATTTACTATTTGATGAAAATACATAGAAGGTAAAGCTTCCAATCCTTCTTCATTAAAGAATATTCCTTCATTAAAAATATTTTGTCTATCATCTTCTTTTAATACTCCCTGATTTCTTAAATTTAAAAGCATTCTATCAATATTATGTTTACTTCTTATTCTTTTATTTGAAGATATATCTGTAACTGAAAGCTGTGAAGATAATCCACCAGACATAATGGTTGATAATGAATTATGGTTTTCTCCAAACTCTACATTGTCCATTACTAATTGATCTGGTTTAGCCCAGCTAGGGTCTGAATTAATCATAGCTACAGATTGAACAAAGGGTGCGTCAATATTAAATGGTCTTAATGAAAGTAAGTAATCTAATGACTCAAATGTCAACCAACCGTCTCCTGTTTCAAACCAAGAGTGAACATTAGATCGTAAGAAAAAAGGTGAACCATTTTTTGTAGTACATCTATCTCTTATAAACTCTACTGCACCAAGTGGAGTTAAGTATGGTATAACCACTTTCATATTTTTTTGTACCGGAGGTTCTCCAGATGTTTGTAAAATTTCTTGTGGTAATCCTAAAAGTCTTTCGTCTGTTAATATTTTTCTTATGATTTCTGTAGGAGATCCACTAAACGATCGACTGAATTTTTTTACATAATTCTTAAAGACCCATGGATCTACTATACTTAATACAACCATTGTTGCAGAGTCATTTCCTGCAGCAGCCATCTTTTCAATTCCAGTGATTGTAAATGTTCTTTTTATATTGTAAGTAGCATTTTCAGTTGGAGATGAACTTAAATTAACTTCAACGTTTATGGCTAAAGTTTCTCCTCCTCTAAAGTTTAACATGTTATCTGAAGTAAAAACACCATTCGTATCAATAAGGTTAACCTTTCCACTTACATAAGGACGCTCTATGTTTTCGTATAATTCTAAGTCTACGATTACATTTTTTATATCTAAGGGAGTTCTAATTAACGGGGATGTAATTACTGCCTCAGTAATTTCAAACTGTCTAGTTGATACTGTCATTATCTTCTAATTAATCTAAAGTACTCAGACGCTACTCTTTTAACCACGTCGGGTCTAAGAACTTTTATTTGTCTGAGTTCGTCATTCTTTGTTCTAAAATTATCTTCAAAAGTTTTTGTTACTAATCCACTTGGAGCACGAGTTGTTATTTCAAATGGATCTACGTCTACCCAATTACCATTAGAGTCTTCATAGTGATGAACACCATCTTTCTCAGCAGTAACTGATAATATTTCAAGATGTTGTGGATTACCTTCATCATCATTATATGTTAAATAATTATCAGTTGAAAAAGCATTTGTATTAGCTGAACTAATAATGAATTGACCAATGTCAATTTGTCTATCTTGTATAACTCCACTGTGGCTGCTTTGATCTCCAGTTACAGCTTGTCCTACAGTAAATAAAGCACCAATGTTATCATCTGCAACATCGCTGTTTAACTTAACTCCACTTAAGTCTCTACAGTTTGAAGTTACAGCATAATCGGGAAAGTTTTTCGTTAATTGTTCAGTTATTTCTTGTTCAGTTAAAGGCCAGCCAGATTCTCTTATATGTTCATTTAATAAGTAAAGTGTCCAATGATAATCAACTGTGCCATATAAAATGTGAGATACTGTATCTGGTCTATCTCCGTCCAAAATATCATAGTATTGATATAATAATAACTCATCACTTATCTGATCTACTAAATCATTATAAACAGATAAGTCATTAAATAAGACTGCTGACGTTTCATTGCCAAATTTATATCTAAGTGTTGGAAAATTTCTAAAATACTTAGCCATTTTACGTATCCTCGTACTCTCTAGACGTTTCTACTTCTTGAGTTAGTCTATTGTTTAATGGAACCTCATATACGGCCTTATTACTTTCATTAAAATCGTTTTTATCAGGAGCTCTTTCCTCTCTAAAGTTAAGAACCAATTCAACTTCATTAAACTCTCCTCCATTACCATTACTATGAAAAGCCTGATTGGTGGGGTTAAGGTTTATATCCATACCAAATAAGTAGCATGGTAACATTTCAGTATTTGGCAAAGGTGAACCATTATATAAAAAAGAAATGTCAAATAAACTTGGAAATTCATAACCAACAGCAAACCCGTTGTCTCCTAATGATATTCTTTCGGGGTACATCTGTCGTCTAAAAAAGTTAATTATTTTATTAATTTCTCTTGATTCAGTTAAACTAGTTGGAATAAGTTTAAAAGTAAAAGAGAAATCTCTTATTGATGGAGCTTCAAACAATGTTCTTTGGTTTGGGTTAATACTTACCTGAGTTGCTAATCTAGTTGCCCCTTGTATTTGAGCATTTCCTCTTGAACCTAATGCACTTAAAGCTAATCTAGCTTGTGGAGTATTTGCAGCTTGTCCAGGATTACTTGTCATTGCAGAAAGAGAACCCTGAACTCCAGCTATTCCAGCTCCTATAACACCCTGACCAGCTTGAAGTGCTCCAAATGCTGCAGCACCACCAGCTCCAATAGACATATCATTATATCTAATAAGATCTCTAAATTGAACTGCTTGTGGCATATACATTGAGCAGTGAACTGGTTCATATTCTTTGACTAAGTTAACTGGATCTGAAAAAGCTTCACCCAGCATTTGTCTATTTTGCTCAGAGTTTATTTGCTGAATTTGTTCGTCAGTATTACCTGCTGATCGTAAAAATTCTTCTGTTGCATCTGGCACTAATCCTTCATTAATGTTTGCAATTAGATCTGGATAAGTTCTTGCTAAATGAGAAACCTCACTTGCAATACCAGCTACATTCACCGGCTGTCTTCTAAAAGGTCTAAATTTAATTTCACCTTTATAATCTAATCGATCAAGTGGAAATTGTAATTTCTGGTAATCAGGCCTTCTGTAGACTTGTTGTCCTTCAGAATTTTCTACAATGTCAGCTGTAAAATCTGTATATTGTGGCATTTTAGTACTCTAATAAATAACTTTAATATGTTTATTTATATGGAAAATGGGAACGTATAAGGGTAAATACAGAGTCGTTAATACGCATAAGTATAGAGGAGACTTGAATAATGTTATTTATCGCTCTCAGTGGGAAAAGGCTTGCTTTCTTTGGTGTGATAGAAACTCTAATATAAGAGAGTGGTCGTCAGAGGAAGTCATTATACCTTATTACTACGACGTTGATAAGAAATATCACCGTTACTTTATGGACTTAAAATTTACAACAACTGAAGGTAAGACTTTTTTAATTGAGATTAAGCCAGAGAAACAAACTCAACTTCCAAAGAATCCAAATAGATCTAAGCGATATATTTCTGAAGCACTAGCATATGTAAAGAATCAAAATAAGTGGCAAGCTGCAAACGAATATGCACTTGATCGAGGTTGGCATTTTCAAATATGGACTGAAAACGAATTACGAAGTCTTGGTATATTACAAAAACCAACACCAGGTAAGTTAAAAGAAATGAAACCATTTAAGCCTTACAGGAGAAATAAAAAGAAAAAATGACACACAGTCATCCTCTGTTTGTAGAGATTTATAAAAACGCATCTAGGTTTACTCAATATTTAACCAAACACGTATGGTACGAAAAGAATCCAAACCTACCCTTACTAGCGGTTGCCAGATGCCCATATAGCCGTTTTTGGTCAGCATGTAAGGAAATCTATTCCAGGCCTGATAAAGATGGCATACCGCGTGGCGAGAAGGATCCAGTAGCCCTTATAGAAAAAGGTCTTAAGGAAATAAGAAAAATTGATATTGATAAACATTTTTGGACTCAAACTAAGTTTATTAGACCATATAAGCATAGAATTGATCATGTCTTTTTATTTGAAAACTTAAGAGAAGAAGTAAAACAAAAATGTGATGAATACAATATTGTTTGGCATCGATGGTTTGATTGGAATAATATAGATATGAATCCAAACCCATCTGATCATACTAACGATAAAATAGCAATTGAATACATCAAAGGAATCGATGAAGTAAGATACCATTATGACTTAGATTTTGATTGGTATAACTCAATAATAAATAACAATCTATGAAATACGATATAATATTATTTGCTGATGTGACAAATTATTTGGCTCCAGTAAAAGGAATGGGTCCTTATGCCCTTGCAACAAAGTTAAGAACA